ATTTTCTAGAGAATGTTTGAGTGTATCTCAACGGAATTGCAAATTCTGAAGGATCAGGAATCGCATCGTCGTCAAGAGAATCTGCAGTTCCACCTCCAAATATCAGAACTGTTTTTCTTGTGTCGAGAGACGTCTCTTTCACGTATCTGTAAGGAGCAGGAATAACTTTTAGCGAGTCTTTGACTAAACTATCTTTTTCAGTAGTATTAAGCGTATTCTTATAGACGACATCGTGGCTTAGATTGTCAACTTCGTAGTAAATATTTCCTTTTTGGTCAGTCACAGAAATAATACTCGTTACGTCTGCGTGCGTCAGATTAATTCTTCTAAATGGAATGAAGTCTCCGACTTGAACAGACTCAGTTGTCTGTACTCCTGATGTGCAGATGCCTGATGCCTTTAAGATTTTTGTTATGATACTTCCGCCGACTCTTCTTCCATTTGTCTCTACAACGTTCTGATTGAGCTCTAATTCTTGAGTTTCTTCATTCAACTGCCAAAAATTGACATCGTCAATCAAAGTAAACGTCGTACCATTGTCAGCAGTAAAAACTGCATTTGATTTTATCGTGGGAAGGAGAATAGGATCAGGTCTAAGATCTGAAGAGCTCAACACGGGAACCTCTATGTAGAATTCTAACATGATGAGAGATGGAGATGCGCCAGATATTTGAATTCCTGCGCTTCGAATAGTTCTTTCAATATTCGCTGTCTCTACTACTGTATCGAAATTAAGCTCTCCGTACAGGTGGTCTAGATAAAACGAGAGATTGTCTCCCACATAAGCAGCCATGTCAAGAAAGAGACCACCAAGCGACGCTTCAGAAAAATCTTGAATTCTATCAGGATAATACTGCCTAGCGTACTCGAGCAAAACAGTTCGAAAGCTATCAAAGTCTCTTGCCAGATAACTTCTTTGACGAACTGATTTTAAAACTTGCTTGTTGTCTATTAACGCCATCTCAGTTTTCTGCCTCTTCCTGTATTGACAATAAGTAGAACTTCATTATATTACGTATAAAACAATTTGTAGAGCTCTATCTATGACTTCAATAGCGGGAATACTGTAAGTTATCTTTATTAAGATGACAGCGGTGTTCTTGTTCTCTGTTCTGTCCACAGAAGATTCAAACGTTCCTAAAGTCACGAACGGCATCCACTCATTCACAGCATTTCTAATTCGCTCTATAGCCTGATTGTCAAAATTTTCTTGGCTTGCAAATTCTGTAGTCAACGGTCGAAGATTTGCACCAAATTGATAATGACCCAATCTCTCGCCCCAGTTGGTGAGCAAAAGATTTCTCAAATTATCAGCAAACTGGTCTGCAATGTTGTAGTTCATAGCAAGAAGCCCTTCTCCGGCTCCCGCTAACGTCATCGGTGTCTTTATTCCAAAAGGAATTTTAGAAGTATTCAGCGTTTCAAGAGCTTGCTGCTGAGGTGTCTTTCCGCTGCTTTTAAAGCTATAAGTCGCCACAGTCTAATTATAAACTCATCAAAATTATGATTCTACTAACTTTTAAAAGACTTCCTTGAAGGCACGAACGTTTTTAATTCGCTCAAATCTCGCTTGAACTTCGTCAGTGCTTGAAATACGAATGACATCTCCTAATTGCTTCTTATCTGGATCGTTACTGTTTTTAAATTGAGATGTCTTTGTTCTCTCGTCAAAAATAAAATGTGGACGAAGCACAGCTTGCGTTTCATTTTTTATTTTTCTCATATTCTCATACGCAGCTTCCAGCCAAGAATTAAAATATTCTAAAAATGCCGGTGGTCTTCCGTCGCAGGGAGTGACAGCAACACAAGCATTAATGTTATCCATTGCCATCTCTAAATCAATCCACCCGTTAATTGATCTCACCACAGTCTTTAAACCAGAATCTTGCTGTATACTTTTAATGAGTTGTTTATTTGCAGTAACAGATTGATCAGAGAGAGCTGTTTTAAACTTATTTGCAAACTGATTTGCGCCATCACCAAAATCTCCAATCATCCATGCGCTTCCCGGTTCATTTATGTTACCCCTGAACCAATCTTTGACAGAATAGCAAGACTGCTGCTGTGATCCTCGCGTGGAATACTTTTGAACTTCTGGGTCTGATTTTAATTTCGCTAGCTGCGCTCTTCCCTCAGCTTGAACCTGTGGACTCGGAACTGAAATCGCTACTGGATTATATTGATTAATTTCACCTGAAGGAAACTTCTTAAAAAATTTTGTTGCATCGATGTTCTCGTCATAAACAAGTCCATAAATCGCAGCAAGCGCCGAGAGGTCATTCGTATTAGATAACCATCTTTCGTAAGCATCGTAATTACCTGCATTAATAGGACCCGGCATACCTTCAAGAGCTTTATTGATTGCGCCTTGCTGCTTATCTGGCTCACCTTTTTGACCTGCTGCTCCTTGCCCAGCGTCTGCTGTAATTATTTTTCCAAAGCTTTGATTATCGGGTGGCTGCTCAACTTTTATGATTATTCCTACATGTGTAATTCCTCCGTTTGTATCACCGACAAAGTAGATGTCTCCCGGTTTCGGGTCTCTTCCGCCTGAAGGCATGTATGCTCTTAGATATTTTCCCCACAGCAGAGTTCCAATCGGACCTTGTGCAACATACTTCGGCGTGAGAGTAGGAATGCTCAACACTCTTTCTATTTCTGTCTTCGTGGATGGTGGGAATGCGTATTCGTTGATGCTAATTTCTTGAACCTTCTTTATTAATTCTTGTGCTCTGTCTAGAGGCGCAGGAAAACTTTTTGCTGTCGGTCGTCCACTTAAGTCGACATAGTTTGTTTTAAAAACATCAGCAGCGTTAATTCCCGCTAAGGCCTGAATATTTTTATCAAATTTTTTATCTCCTTTTTCGTTTGGAACACCATTTTTTCCTAAACCGAGCATAACATCAAGACACTGTGCTGGAAGCTGACCGCAAGAAGTAACAACGCCGCCGCCTTCGCCGGTTGCTGGAGGTACTCCAGGAATATAACTCGAATCGACTGCGTAGTGGGGATAACCATATCCGGGAAAATCAAGAGACAAATTACCCCACTGTTTGTCGTCTGGCTTGTGCTCTGTAGAACCCAAGAAAGCTTTGACAACTCTATTGACCATTTTAGGCCTGACGCCCGACTCAAATCCAGATGGCTCCGGAGCATTTACAATAATAATTTTTGATTCTCTAGCTAAAAGTCCTGTCGCGCCGTCTTGACCTCCGTCTCCGATTGCAAGAGCTGTTGCACCAACTGCTATAAAAGATCCTGCGTAAGCAGCTTGATCTTGAATTATTGCTGATTTTGACACAGCACCAGGCTCAGTCGTTCCGAACATTTTAGAATTAACTACAGCGTCTATAGCAAAGCAAAGATCTGGTTTTGGTGCAATTAATTTAAAAAGAAGTGCAGGTTTGCTAAGAATTGTGTTGAAGATGCTTAAGAAGACCTTGGGAATACCGATGCTTGGGTCTTTCCAGAAGTCGTATTCAAATTTATCTGCAAAAGGCTTTAATAAAAAAGACGCTTCAAATCCTGGCAGTGGAAATAGGGCATTAATTTCAGGATTTAATACTGGAGGTTTTATGTCGAACGGTGGTAGCTTTGGTATTTTTATTATTGCGTCTTTGTCAGTTGGCGGAAGTGCAAATTTTGAAAGAAGATCTATTGGATTGACATCCATGAGAATGGCTAGCGTCGCGGGAGTCAGAGTCGGTAACTTGAGTATGTCGAAGTCTAATTTAAAATTTGGATCTTGTTCATATTTTCCTAATTTTGAAGCAAGCGCAAATGGATCAACAAATGGAGGAGGTAGAGAGTGATTGCCCTGTATGTTTAGAGCGTTGGCAATTCCTTCATATGAACCGATGATGTCTCTCCAAAACTCTGGATATTTTTGTTCGTCTTCTATGTCGTCTGGTAGACCTTGGTCTGCAGGAACTTTTTTTGTATTTTTTCCTGAGTCGCACGGAAAGGGTAGACCTTCTGAGCCTTTTGTCAAGACATTTCTAATTCTTTGTAAGACAGCTTTCTTGCCTTCTTCTGTAAATTTACCGCCTTTGATGACTTTTAAATTTTCAGCTACACCTGGCACGAGTCATCTTGCTCCTGTTACTAAAACTTTACTTGCCCAAGTTCCTTGCGTAGCAATTCCCGTTCCACCAAATCTTCCGCCCATCGTATTGCTTAGTGCAGGAGTTGCTGGGCTGACTGATCCATTAAGTAGAACTGCTGCTTTGTCTGTGCACAACAAAGCACGATCTGCGTCGTCGTCGCCTAATTTAATGAAGCCTTCTTCTGACGGCTTGAGGACGATGTCGCCATTTGATTTAATGACTATTGCAGCAAATTTATCGTCGTCGTCGTCCTGATATTCGTCTTTTATCGTCTGACCTTTGGCATTTGTTTTTTCTTTAAATCCCTTGACAATAATTTGAATATCAGACCGGGCTATTAATCTCAATTTATCAGTTTTAACAACTATTGCAGAATCTCCGTCTACGCTGTCTGAAATATTAAATTCTGATTGATTAAATACGTCTAAACCAAAATTAGAATCAACAGAAGTTTTTTGAGAAATTTGAATTCTGCTTCTATCGTTAATGAGATCCGGATCTCCTTCTCCTGGTGCTATTAAATCTTCAGATTTTGCTAATTCATTTCTTAACGAATGTCCTTTTTCGTTTACTGATGCACCATTGATTGAAGTAGTTGTTGCTTGACTTCCGAATGTTTCTTTTGTCTGACCTCTCCCGGCAACAATATCAATTGATCCTGCATCAAATTGCATATCGGTTTGAGGAATGAAGGGCTTAGGTCCTGGATTGCCTTGACGAGCTTGCCCGGATTGATCTAATTGATAGCTTCCAGATACTCTATCTGTGCCTAAAACAATTAAGGAATTATTAGACCCTTCTAAGACGACATCACCCGGTCGCTTTTTAAACCTTGGAACAGCTTCGTACTGCGTCACAAAAGACGCATCTGAAAATGTGGTCAATGACTCAAAAATATCTTCTTGATCAGTATTGACGATTAGACGCTTATTGTTGCTGCTTTTCCTTAAGTCTCCGTCGTAAGTTACTACGCCATTTCTTAATTCATAACGAGGATCAAGTCTTCCGTCGTTTAATTCTCTTTCTCTCTTTGAAGTTTTATCAATGCCAGAGAAGTCAGGATCGTAAGCTCTGGGCGCGTGAGTGTGATTAACATCGTCAGCATTGTGAGGTTCTGTTATTCTGCACATCCAATAAGCCATGTCAAGTGTATTGCTGTTTGGATCTTCTATGACCGCCCAAACACATTCTCCAGCTTTACAAGGAAGCGAAATGTGTGAAGGAAAGAAAGGAAACACAAACATGGGAGGAATATTGCTGTAAGCAAATTGTGCAATAATTGTGTTTCTAGGGAGTATTCCTGCATATTTTGAATTAGAAACGCCGAGAACGTTTTTCCAGTATTCTATCTTGTTAGGCGTTACATAGCTAGGATCTGGATCTAACACTACTTCGATTACGACCATTCTTCTAAATGTTGGATTTGGTGTAATCGGAGAAGCATAGACTGCACCGCTAGCAGCCCTGCCCTCTGCCATTAGAGAAAGAATATTCGGTGTATCTAAAAGATCAGTCATTTAAAATTAGTTTCCTATTCTCTTAAACATCTCTTCGGGATTAATTTCATCGCTAGAAGATTCAGCTTTTGCTACTAGCTCCGCAAGACGAATTAATTGATCATTTGCTTTGCTCATTCTCTCAATGTAAGTAGAGAGAGTCTTTCCATGAACAGCGTGTTCTGTGCTGTCATTCTCTACAATCTTGACAAGCGAAGAAAATAATACGTACGCATTTTGTCTATCAGCGATAGAATTCTCATAAATTTCTCGCCAAAGTTTCTTTTTCTTGTCAGAAACACCGTCAATTTGGTCCAAGAGTTCTGAAAAATCTTTGACTTTCTTTTCTAAGATTAATTCTGCTGTTTCTATAGATTTCATAAAATGAATTATTGAGATCTTGCAGATTCTACCTTTAACTTTTTATAGTAACCCTTTATTGCTTGCATTGTCGTAGTCATCTGCTTAGGAGTAAGACCAGATAACTCTCTCATATAGAGCAACACAGCACTCTTGTTTAATAAATCTATATCGTCAATGTTCTCAAATATAGTGATGACAGAATTGATGCAAGACAATTCATTCTCTGACTTTACTTTAGTTCTAATATCAAAAAGCATATTTACGATATCATTTCTATTGCTAAATTCAGTGTCTCCGTCTTTAAACGGTATGTAATTGTGTTCATCTATTAAGCAAGTCTCGTAAGACGACAAGCTGTCAGGATCGTCGAGGCTCACAAGACGCTTCATTTTCTGGGCTTTTTGCTTCGTCTTGATGATAAGCCAATTTTTGGCGACAACGTTGAAGTAAGAGAAAGCATTTGATCCTCTTGTTTCGTCAAATTTATGAATAGTTTCAAAAAGAAAATTAACACAGTCGACCTTCAAGTCTTCATATGTGTCATGCATACTGGTAAACTTGTAGATATTGATTAAATTTTCTACGAGCTTTTCAAATGCAGGCATTATCTTTTCGACGTAAAGATTGTCTCTGTCTTTCTTCAGCGGTTCTGACTGAAATTGAACAATTGCTTTATGCGTGTCTTCATTAAAGTAAAGCTTAAGATTTGTTTTTTCTTCTTTCTTACTTGTGACAATTTCATTGTCAAGAAGTCCAATTTTTTCATCTTCAGCAACAACTTGATCTTCAATGTATTGATCTACATCGACTTCAACAACTTGTTGAGATTTAGTCTCTCTTGAAGCAGCCTTCTTTGAGATTCTTTTGGTCTTCTTTTTAATCGTCTTTTTAGGCATTACATTATCATTAATTGAATTATTTCAGTTTTTTATAATAAAACAATGTTTTGAATTGTGATCTATTTGACCTCAAAATTATTAATAATTGACTCAACAACATCTCTGCATTCTGCAATATCCTTTACGACTTCTTTCACTACAGGATCATCAAAGAATATTTCTATCTTTGATTTTGCTTCAAGTCGCTTGTGCTTCTCTCTTAGAATTGTCAGAGAAACTTCTAACTGTTCTTCTAAATCATCAATCTTGTCAAGAAGCTGAATGCTGTTCTTTGTAGTCCTAACGAGTAAAAAAAGCGTAACCGAGAATAAGCTTGCAAATAAAACGCACAGTAGTGATATCATAAAAGATTGCCAATTTTTTGGTCGTATAATTT